TCGGCCTGGCCCAGCAGCAGCGCGACGTTCTGCCCGCTCCAGGTATACGTCCCGTCCGGGTTCAGGATCTGCCGCCCTTCGTTAAGCGCGGAGATCTGGATCTGCTGCCGGTTGGGCGTGTTCGACAGGACGATGAAATAGCCGTCCATGAACGCCACCGCGCGCGCGCCGAAAAAGTTCACGCCGTCGATCGGGATCTCGGAGAACGCGCCCGACGCGAGAATGTACAGATGCCCGCCCGACGCGACGACGATTTGCCCGACCGCGGCCGCGTTCACGGAGATCTGCGCGGGCAGTCCGTCGTTCACGATCCCCCCCCAGGGCGTGACCGATCCATCGGCGTTCATCTGCAGGAACGTGTTGCCGCTGACGGCGAAAATCGCGCCGTCGATGATGTTGTTTCCGTCGTACTGCAGCATGGCCCTGACGGGCTGCGGCACGATCGGCGCGACGTTCGGAGTCGCGAAAACCTTGCTTCCCGGCCGCTGGTAGAGCACCAGATCCGTCTTGCCGGTGTGCGGAACTTCGATCGCCTCGCAGTAATAATTGACGGTCTTCTCGTACGCGGCCGCTTTCGAGAGCGATTGGTAGCTCGGGCCCGTGAAGCCTTCAAACCGCGCCATCAGGGATAGCCCTGGTAGGTCAGATTCGGATCGTAGTTGCCGCCGTAATTGTGGCCGTCCTGGTAGTCCGTGAACGCCTTCGGGTTCAACGCATTGTTGTTGCGGATGCGCTGGCGCGCCTTGAGCGCCCACGCCGCGAGCTTCGGATTCGGCGGCCCCATCTCTTTCGTGCAGAGGTACTGGATACGCTCGGCCAGTGTGTAAATCAGCGCGTTCTCATAACCCGGGGGGAAGGTCCCCGCGACCACGGTGGTGAGCGCGGCGGGAGCCACCAGCACGCCGTTCGTCCACAACTCGATCGAGTTGTAAGCGATCGGCGGCCAGAAATGCAGGATGCCGATCGGGAAATCCGCTTCGTAATAGAGCGCTTCCGTGATCCCGGTCGGCGGGAATTCGAGAACCGAAATATCGCCGTAATCGCTGAAGGGAAGCACGGCCAGCGCAATGCGCGACTGGACCGTCGAAGTCGTTACGATCAGATTAGCTTTGAGAATCCGCACGGGCCGCGGCCCGTTGAAGTCCGCCGCGCCGGGCCCGATCTGGTAATCGCGATTGTTCCCGTTGAAGCCCGCGCTGGTGACGGCGTAGGTGTACTGCGGGATCGTCGGCGGCATGAAACGGTCGAGGTTCCACTCATCCACCAGCGCGGTCCATTCATTCAGAACGTCCTGCTGCAGCTCGGCCCCGGCCGTGTACCCGGGGCGAAGCTGCCGCGCGTGGCGCAGCACTCTCTGGTTGATGTAATCGGCTGCCGTCGAAAGGGCCATCAGGCTATCTCTGCTGTTGCGGTTGCTGCGTTGTCTGCGCCGGATCCGGCATCAACAGGGCCGGATCGAGCAGCCGGTTCTGCACGTTCAGTTTCCGGATGCGCTCGCCCGCCGATTTGCCGAGCGTGGCCACAATCTGCGCCGTCTCCGGATTCACCGCCGCGCCGTAGCGCGAGAGACAGCGGAACGAGAGACCCTGCTGGATCTCATCCTGATAGCCCGGCGGCAAAGCAACATTCGTACCCAGCGCGAATGCGGCGATGGGATTCCACGTTTCGAGCTCGACTTTGGTCGCGGTCGGACACGACGGAACGGGGAAGAAGTAGAGATTGAGTTCTCCCGAGGCCTCGCCCCAATCGATGTACAGTTCGTCCGCCGTCGTTGCCGCCGCCGCCAGATCGCCATGCGCGAAATATTGCTTCGAGCCGACGATGCGCAGCGGTTTGCGGGTCGCTCCCGCGCCAACGGTCGAGACGAGCACCGCGCCGTCGATCCGCACGGGCCGCGCCACATTGAACGGCGCCGTTGCGCCGGGCCCCATCGGGTACGGGTTCTGGTTCGCGGTCAGCGCATACTGCGCCGTCGCGATCGACGGAATGAGCGTCTCGTCGGTCGCCCAGCCGTCGAGCATGACATTCAGTTCGGCCAGCAGATCCGCCGACTCGGAGGCGCTGGGAGCGCCCCCGGCGTCGAGGATGTTCAACGCCGTGAGCGAGTTGTTGATGACGGTCTGGCCGGTCGGCATGGCCTACTTCGCGGCTTTTTCGAGCGCATCCAGACGCGTCTGGAGCTTCGCCAGCGTGTCGTTCAGCGTCGCCACCTTGCCGTCGCTGTCGGCGAGTTTCGCCTGCAGTTGGGCCTTCTCGGCGGCCGGATCGGCCGGCATCGCTTTCGGCACGAGGTAAGGCTCCTCGCGGAATCCCTCGGCCTTCGCCGCCTTCAGCGCGGCTGGGGTCGGGACTACTTTGTCGCGTCCGTCCGCATGGTACAGGTGCTTCGGAAACGGCTGGAACACATACGGGGGGCGCGGATCGCTTTTCTTCGGCCCGTCGGTGCGGCCTTCTTTGCGCGCCTGCGCGGCTTCCTGCAGATTCAGGATCTGGTCGCCGTTTTCGCGGTGCGCTTTGGCGTGGATCGCGAGCGACGTCGCGAGCCCGTCCACATTGTCGTAATCGACTCCGATGACAGAGACACTCATGTGCTTTCCCTTTTCTGGTTTTCCGCGCGGCCTATCGGCTCTGCAGCGTGTAATGGAGCAGTATTCCGGGCGAGTTCACGATCTGCGCGGCGGAGGCGGACTGGTTGAAGTTCTCCGACACGATCAGATAGGTCTGGTCGGTGGTCAGATTGATGGGCGTCGCGGGCGTCAAACGCGAGGTTTTGAATGCGCCGGCGGTGGTGGCCGCCAGGTTGCCCGTGGTCGAGGATGTGGTTACCGTGCCGCCCACCGCGACGGGGGTGACGGTGGAAGCCGTTTGCGAGGCGCCGGGCGCGGGGAACGCGATAGTCGAGAACGCCCCGCCCGAGATCGAGGTAAGCGTGGTAGTCGCAACGCCGTAAAGCACGTCGGCCGATGTGACCGTGATCCCCTTGTTAACGAGGGGCTGGAAGGTATTCACCGGAACGAAGCACGTCAGCGTATTGACGCTCGCGCCCGCGTTGGTCACGGAGATCTGGACGGCGGGTACGCCGGCGGTGCCGAGCGTGGTCAGGCCCTGGATATTGGGACCGCCAACCGCGACCGCCACCTGCGAGGCGTAAGTCCCGGTCGTCGAAAAATTGCAATTGGCGGCCGGGACAGCGAGCGTAAGCTCCTGGCTGTAAGGGGTCCAGCGCCCCGTCGTCGCATTACAATCGAGAATCTCGCCGCGGTTCGGCCAGATGTGCGGGAGGTAGGTAATCGCGGTCGAGGTGCAGGGACCATAGTCCCCGAACGCGGCGCCGAAACTGAATCCATTCGAGCCCGGCACAAGAGCTTTATCGGGCGTCAGGGCCAGCCATGCGGTCTGCCCGTTGGCATGGGCCGCCGGGGGCGCGTTCCCGCCGGGAGTTCCGCGGGCCACTTTGACGTAGGCATTAGTCGTGCCCGTGGGTGTGGCGAGGACGGTCATGAATTCGAGATCGATGTAGATCCCGGTGCGTGCGACGACGTTGGTGGTCGAGGTGAGGCAGATACTGGTGTCGCCGGCGCCGGCGGCCGCGCAGAGCGTGGTCGAGGGAGTGGCCGTCTGGCCGAAGAGGGCGGAACTGGCGAAGAGCGCGAGCAGGCCGATTGTCGAGAGAGTTTTCATGTTGTTTTTCCTTTTTTTTGGGCGGGTGAAGGCTTCGCGAGTGAACGCGCCTTCACCCAGTCGCGTCGAATCAGCCGAGAATCGCGCAGGAGAAGTACTCGGAATAGCGCGAGGCGATTCCGAAAATGCACTCCATCCTCACCGTCGTGTTGCCGGCATACGGGCCCGACGAATTCCACTGCCAGATGCAGCGGATCGAGATCTTCGTCTGCGGATCGGTCATGACGGTGCACATGGCGCCGTACTTCGACACATCTTCGAGCTCGATGAAGGCCGCGGTGTATGCGCCCTTCTGCATCGCGATCGCGTTCGTGTAACCCACGCCCGAAGAATTCGCCATGTTGATCGTGGCGCCGTCGGCGGGACTGTTCGAGCAGTTCTGATAAGGGCCGCTCGTGACCATCGGCGGGAAAATCTGCATGGTCAGCGCGCCGGCGTTGTCGGTTGCGGGCGCGCTGAGCTGCCACTGCGCGAGCACGTTGCCGGTCTGCACGCGGGAGTCGGGGTTCACGGCATAGACAGCCTGGTAGGTGAAGCGTTCGTTACCGGCGAGAGAGGTCGTTCCCGCACCCCATCCGTTCGTAAGGATGCTCGAACCCTGCTGGCCCGCGCCGTGCACGGTGCCTACCGTCACCCAGGTTCCGGGAGTGATATAGGGAGTCTGCTCGTCGTCCATGAAGTCGAAGTCGAACTGGCGCCCCACGCGGCCCGTCATAAATTCTTTGCCGATGATTTGCTGGGGATTGAAGATGACCGAATTCGTCTTCACGATCTGCTGCGCCATCGTGGAGTTGAAGATCACCACGCGATCGTCGAAGGGCGCGAGGAGCTGGTTCAGCTTGGTCTGCGCGGATGCATAGGTGTCGGTGCTCGTCGGCGTGGTGCCGGGCGTTCCGACCCAGTTCGGCGAGGTCGCCGCGATGTACTGCAGCATCAGCAGATCGATGGTGTTCGCCATGTGAATGGCGCCGGGCTTCAGGTAGTTCTTCTTCTTATCGTTGTCGAGGAACATCGCGTCTTCGCGCGAGTTGTACATGAAGTTGTAGTTCACCCAGAACGCGATGTTCAGGGGAACCGACGTGCGGACGAGGCCTTCGGGGTTGAACCCCTGCCCGGTGCCGCCCATCGACTTGATCGGGCGCAGCATGCTCAGCGTGTCGCCGATCTTGGTCGCTTCCTGGAAATACTTCTCTTCCTCGCGTCCGACGAACGCGGGAACTACGCAATTGTTGGAGAGGATCTCCATTGCGTCGGCAGTGTGTTCCTGCCGTACGATTTCGAAATTGTCAGCCACGGGGGCTCCTTTGCCGGCTTAAAGCCGGGGAATTTTTGGGAAAGGAAGATCCACGCGCGGCGTCATCCGCCAATGCAGTTGGAGGGGTGCGGCGTCGCTGTTACGCGCCGCCGGTACGAGAAAAACGATGCTGCGAAAACTCGGGCTTACTTGTTGCGGTTGCGCCGCCAGATCTGCCACGCGGGGTTAATCGTGTGGGTGCCCTTCAGGTAGATCGGAGGCGCGCCGTCCGGAGCGGTTTCCCCGCCCCGCACGGACGCTTCCGCGCTCGGCTTCGGTTTCGGGGCCCGCGCAACGGCGTCATCCGCCTTCTTTGCGGGCTCCTTCTTTTCCTCTGCCTTCGCATCTCTGCCGACCTTGCCCTCAAAACGATGGAACGCGGCGAGCGCGTCCAGTTCGCCCTTCGGGCCTGATTTGTACGTGTCGATCAGTTTCTGCAACTGGCTCGAATCCTTGAGCCAGTGATAGAAGCAATCGTCGTTATAGGGCGACTTCGCGATCGCCCAGAACAGCGACGGGCATTCCTTGCCGAGATCCACCGAGAGCGCCGCGCCCTTGCCCTGTTCGAGCACTTCGGCCCAGTCCGGATACTTTTCGGGAGCTGCAGCCATGCGCGCGTTATAGCCGTCGATCGTTTCGCGGATCTCGCGCTGGTTCGCCTCTTCGGCCTTGTCTGTCTCGCGGGCTCGCTTGACTTCATAGGCGATGGTTGCCTGGCGGAACTCGTCGTCGGTGGCGAAGTCGGCGCGTTTCGGCGGCGCATCGGTTGCCGGCGCTGCAGCCGCGGCCGCGGCCTGTTCTTTCGGCGTCAGAGCTTCGATCCTCGCGCGCAGCGCGCCGATCTCCTGATCGCGCCGCTGCAATTGCCGGCGGAACTTGCGCTCGTCTCCGGAGGCGCGTTTTTCCGGTTTCGGAGTTTCGGCCGAAGCTTCCGCCTGCGTCTCGCCTTCGGCGGGTTTCGCCGCGGCCGCGGCGCGATCCGCCTGCACCTTGGTATAGACTTCGCTCGGCGTCAGTGGTTTCACTTCGGCCGGGGCTTGCTCGAGAACTGCTTCAGACATTTATTGAGTCGGCTCCTGTTGCTGTTGTTGCTGTTGCGCCGCGACCTGCTGCGCCTGCGCGGCGGCGTCCTGCTGGTTCTGCTGCATCGCCGTCGCGTGCTGATGCTCGACGGCCTGCTGCGCCGTATCGTGCGCGAGACCCGTCAGGTTTTCGAACGTATCGGTGAGCTGCTGCGCCGCGTCGACCTTCGCCGCGATCCGCGCCACTTCCACCTTGGTCAACGAATCGACCAGCTTCATCCACTTGTCGGCCTCAATCTGCGGCAGCTTCGCCGCGATCGCCTGATGCATCTGCTGCAGCCCCTGCGTCAGCGCGGCGATCTTCTGCTGCGACTGCGCGAGCTGGCCCTGCAACTGGCCGGCGTTCGGCGTGTCGCCGCTGCCGCCCGGCAGCAGATCCGCGATCTGATCCACGCGCGGGTTGCCTTCGCCCAGCATGCGCGCATAAGCGGCCGCGACTCCCGGTATCTGCAGAAGCTGCGGAGCCGCCTTGAAGAGATTCGTCAGCGACGGAATCGCCTGCAGGTTGCGCGTCTCCGGACTCGGACCCGCGTCGACGCGGACCGAGTAGCGGCCGAGCGCCACATCGTGCCGCATCGTCTTCGGCGAGCCGTCCGGGTTCTTTCCCCCGGCCGGATGCGGGAATTCCTGATTGATGAGCTTCTGTTCGTTCTGCCCGTCGGCGCCGATGATTGTCGCGACCTGCGCGCCGTCCATGATCTTCGGAATGATGTGCAGCCAGCGCCGGTACATCACGGCCACACCCGAGTTCACGCCATCGGGATAACTGAACGTGCCCTTCGACGATTCGGCCTGCAGCGCGCGGATCGCTTCGCCGGACTGGTCCGCCGTGCGCTTCCCGAGAGACGTTGCCGAGTAAGCGCTCGCCGCCTGGATCGCGTCCTTGAAGAACGATGCCAGACCCAGCAGCCACTGGATCGAGGCCTCCATCATGTTGCGCTGAGGCAGCGGCGCGAACGCCGTGCGGCCGGTGACTTCATCGACCATCGGCACGGGCTCGACCGCGAGCCAGGCATGATCTTCGCTCGTCGCCGTCGCCCACTTGTTCACGCCATCGTCGCCGATGTCATCGAACTGGCCCTTCACGCCGATGAATGGAGCGCGGGGTACTTTGCCGGCGATCTCCATCATCGAGGTGGCCGTATAGTTCAGCGCCCGCTGCGGTCCGATCATGCCGGCGGCCAGCGAGCCGCGGTACAGCTTGCCGTCGATGTAGGTCTCGGGCCCAAGGATCGCGAGCGCGGGAATGTGATCGTCGATGAACTCGGTTTTCCTGAGCGTCTCGCACGCATCGACGACATACTTCGTGCAGGTCCGCCGCGGAACGATGCGCTCGTAGTCGCTCGTGTCGCCGTTCGGATCCGCTTTCGGCGCGACGCCGTCGGGAAGATTCTTCGCCTCGTCGTCGAAGCGCTCGATGAAGTCCGTATAGAGGCGCTTTTTTTTCAGCTTGACCGTGATGCGCCAGAACTCCGCGACCCAGAACGGTCCTTTGCCGCCTGTCGTCCACGTGTTCATCGACGCGGCATCGCCGTTCCAGCCGAACATCGACTGCGCGTTTCCGACCCACTGCGAGACGCTGAACCCGCGCGAAAGCACCTTGCGCTTTTTGCCGTATTCGAGCTCGTACGCTTCGCGCGAAAGAATGATCGGCCCTTTGAGGGCCATCAGCGCATCTTCGCGGTTCTCGCCCTTCGCCAGCGGATCGAACCACCACATCGCCGGGTCCGGGTTCTTGACGACGTAGAGCTCCTGTTCGAGCGTTTCGCCGACGTACCGCGTGCCCCATTCGAGAACGCCGTAGCCGGAAATGGCCGAGTGCTTCCCCGCCGCGACGTATGCCTGCGAGCCGTCGCTCGCGTATTCGGCCTGGCGAATGATGCCGGCGATCACATCCGCGGTTTCGGCGGTCGCGCCGTTGCCGACCGGATGGCAGATCGGACCCGGCGGGTTGAGCCGGATGTCGGTCTCGACCTGCGCGATCGGCGGCGCGATCTCGTTCACCTCGATCATGGGCCGGTGCGCGGCATTGCGCCGGTTGCGCTCGCGGTGGTCCCACTGCAGGCCCTGCCCGACATACATTTCGAGCCGCAGCTTCATCTCCGCGCGCAGTTCCTGCTCGTGCTCCCGGCAACGGTCGAGGAAACGCCGCGCCATGCGCGGGATGTCTTTCTCGTCGTTGTCGTCGAGCGGATCGGTGGGCATTATGCGTTAACTTGGGTTGGTGCTGAATTCGGAAGAGCTGCTGGGCATCGTTTGGGACAATCCGCCGCGTTACGCCGAGTCGATTGAACTGTCAGGCGAAAAGCAAACGGAATTCGTCCAAATGATCGGCCCGCATAACTACCTGTCCAACGACCTCGCGGCGGACCTCCGCGTGATGCGTGACGCTTCGCGCATCGTGGGGTTCCGGTACGGAGCGGAACCGGAAGCCGATCCCGGCTTCAAGATCGGCGCAGCGTTCGGGCGAACATGGTTCGCAGTTCCTTAGTGCTTCGCGTAGCTGATCTGACCGCTCGGCGCTACGATCCGTGATTCGCCATCGCGTTCCTCGATCGACGCCGCGTACGGCAGCGGTTCCCCGGGCCGGAATTCAGCGAGCTTGATGCCGTTCGCATCGAGGTCCGCGCAATGGCGCAGAAAACCGCGCGCGAAGGTCTCATCGAGAAACGTACGGTGTTCGAGATGCGCGGGGTTCGGCGATTCCCCGAACATGACCGAGATCCCGTTCCGGCAGCCCAGCGACATGCCGTCCTTCGCCCGGTACAGCAGGTCCATGTTCCTGTCCGGGTACTTGATCAGAATGTGTGTTGCGGGCTTCGGCATCAGTGATTCCACTTCCTCGCGTTCTTCGCGAAATTGGCGCGTTCGCGTTCCTTCGGGTTCTTCGATCTGGCGGCTCTGGCGAGCTGGCGGACGCTCAGCTTCTTGCCCTCCGGCACGCCGAGTTCTTTATGCAGCAGGCCGCGATGGGCCGGGTTCAGGGCGATCATGAGGCCTCAGTACGAGTAAGCCGGGTTCACGCTTTGACCGGGCTTCGGCCGGCGCCGCTTCGCACTGTTCGGATCTGCGATCGCCATATTCCGGACGCTCATCTTCTTTCCCGGCGGGATACCAATCTGGCGCCCGATTTCGCCCACGTCGGCGGGCAGTTTGACCTTGGGCAGCCGGGCGGCGGGCATAGGTTTCGTTGTCATTGTTTTCAGCTCCACTCGGTCGGCGGAAACGCCACGCGCCGCGCCGCAACCGCGGGTTTCGTTTCGACTTCGCGCTTCGGCAGCCGGATCGCCTGGCCGGCGTAACCGAACGCGTCCGAGCCGTGCGAATAGGCGTCATGAACCGGGGACCGCGTCGGCGTGGCGCGATCGTTCGGGGCCCGGTCCTTCAACTCGCCGTAGCGGTAATAGCGCAGGGCGTTCAGGCCGTCCGCGCAGCGCGCCTCGTCAAACCAGCAGTTCGGGAAGATCGTCCGCGCCGTGTCGATCCGCGACGCGACCGGCAGCTTCGGCAGGATGCGAATCGTGCATCCGGCGGTCCGCATCGCTTGCTCAAGCGACCCAGAGAGCATTCCCGAGCACGCGTCCCACGGCAAATAGTGGATGCCATAGACGTAGCCCTTGCCCTGCAGGACGCTCAGGTAATGCTGCATCTTCCGCCCCGAGTCTTCGAGGTAGTCGATGAAGCGATACTCGGCCATGAAGATCTGAAAGAACCAGATCGCCGTCTTGTCGCTCTCGCCCAGATCCCAGGCGCAATGGACGGGCCGCGTCTGGTCGTAATCGACGCGCCGAATGCGCCCTTCCGTTTCCGCCGCGCGCAGCTCCCGCGAGTAAATCGAGCCTTCGATCTGACGCGCCGGCACGCCCAGCCAGATATGCGCGTAGGCGTCGGGATCGCTGATTTCGAGCGCCTCGCGTTCGGCCCTCAGCACTTCCGAAGCCCACGGGTTATCCGTGTAAAGAACCTTCCGTACGACCGAATCGGGGGGCGGCTTGACCACGAAGCGCTGGTAGGTCTCGTCCGTTTCCAGCTTCGGGTTGAAGCTGATCCAGATCTCCGAGCCATCCTTGCGGACGGTCGGAATCGCCATCGTCCAGCTTGCCTTCGATACGTTCGCCGCTTCCTCGACCCAGAGCACGTCCGCGCCTTCGAGCGACTTGATCGCGTCGGGGTTATTTTTCAGCCCGCAAAAAACGAACTCCGTCCCGTTCAGGCCGATGATCCGCGCCGCTTCGATCCGGTACTGATCCTCGAGGCCGAGCTTCTCGATCTGGTTCGACAGGACGCGGTGAACCGATTCGCGAACTGTTCGCATCAGCTCGCGCGCGCAGACGATCAGCATCTTTCGCTGCGTGCCGAGGATCAGCAGCGCCCGCGCGAAGTTCCAGCTCTTTGCGCCATCGCGGCCGCCGTACGCGACCTTGAATCTCGCGGGCTCGAAGAGGAACGCGAGCTTCGCGGGAAACTGCGCGGTCATTCCTTCGGCTGGCCGGTATGCACGAATTCGACGGTGATCCGGTTCTCGATCGCGCCGCCGTCTTTCCCCGTCAGTTCAACCGCGCCGCGCTGCGCGTACTTCTCCGGCTTCTCAGCTCGCACCCGCGCAAGCGCCAGCATGTCGGACTTCTCCCAGACGCCGAGGGGCCTCGTCTTGTCATCGACGAAACGGGCTTTTTCTTCGTCCCAGACCTGCTCATAAACGAACTCGCCCTGATAGACATTGGGCCTGAAAACGCCGATCATGGCGCGTTCCGTCACTTCGTCTTCGAGCGCGTCGATACCCTGCAGCCGTGCCGTCTCGAATGCCGCTTTATAACCAGGCCACTTCTCCAGCCAGAAATAATGCGATCTCCGATGAATGCCGGCGGCTTTCGCCGCGAACGTGATCGACGGCACGACGCGGATCGCGGCGAGGAACGCGCGGGCTTTGTGCTTCTCAGGCGACATGGGCGAGCACGGCGCGAAGCAGTTGCTTCCGGTTGCGGGCGTCGAGTTTCCGCTGGGCTTTGTAGAGATTCATCTCGATAGTCTTCGGAGCGAGGCCTAAATCCGCCGCGACATCCTTCACACGTTCGCCCTTCGCCACGCGTCCCGCGATCTCGCGTTCGCGCGGGCTGAGCTGCGCAGTCATGCCGCCCGGCGCATCGGTTTGCGGTAAGCCTCGGCCGGCGTCATCGGCAGCGATCCGAGTTCTAGCGCCAACTCCCGATGAAACCCGTAGAAATCCATGCGGCCGGCTGGCGCTAAATGGAAGCGGCACGCAAAATCCCGATCGAACGCCTCGCCCTTGAAATAGGCCGCGACGGGCCAGACCGAATGGGGCGCCGCATCTAAAAACGCGCGGCCGACGCGTTCTTCGATCGCATACACACGGTGAAAGAAATTTCCCTTGTCGAGCGAAACGGCGGCCGCGACAGGGCGGTAGGGATTGTCGCCGAGGAGGTGCTCGACGAGAATCTTCAAGTCGCGCGGGACCAGGACCCGCTTCGCGATCAGACAGAAATCCGCGCGGTATTCGGCATCGCGGCTGAACGAGGAGGGGCCGGGGTTCGGGTGCTTGAAATAGGCCGCGAGGCACTGGCGAAAGATGGCGCGGTAGACACAGCGGCAGACCGGGTGCGCCTGGGGCTTCCGCCCCACGCTGTGGTCGCCGGTGCCTGCGCAGAGCGAGCACCGGCCGTTGGCCAGATAGAGCGGAGGCTGCAATTTACGCCGTCGGGATTGCGCCTTCGGCGGCCGCCGCGATCCCGCCGATCGAATTGGCGAGCGCGGCGTCTTTCGGATCCGCGACGGCGACGACGGCGGGCCCGATCGCCGTAACCGCTTCGAGAATGATGAGCAGCGTCTGCAGCCATGCGTTATGCGCCGGATGCGCGGGACTGGTCACCGGCACGAGCGCGGTAGCGGGAGCGGCTGCCTGCTGGGCGGCTGCCTGCTGGGCGGCTGCCTGCTGTTTCGCAGCCTGTTCGGCGGTGCTTGGGTTGTTCATAAATTTTTCCTTGGCCTGCAGCTATGCCGGCCGCGCTCCCATGCGCGGATTTTGCGATTCACTTCGGCAAGCCGGGCCCGCAGTTCCGCGATCGCGTTCGCGAGAGCCGGATTGACCGTTCGCCCGGAGCTCATGCGGCTGCCGCCAGGTCCGCGGCGTCGACTTCCACCGAGACCGCGCCTCGCAGCAGTTCAATCGCAACCACGATGCGCAGGGCACCGCGAGTTCGCATTACAACGCCCTGCACGCCCGCGAGCGGCCCGCGCTCGATGGTTACCCGCGCGCCTGCCACATATGGGCAGGGCTCGGCTTTGCCTTTCGCCGCGAGCGCCCGCTGGACGTTCAGAATCTGTGCCTCGGGTATCGCCTCGGGGCTCATGCTGGTTGGTAACACCTGGACGATGCCATCCAGCCGCAAAATCGCCGGCGCATTTTTCGGATCCAGACGCGCGAAGATGTAGCCGGGGAAAAGCAGCCGCTTGGTTTCTTTGGTGCGGTCCGACCACTTCACCGTCTCGCCGTAGAACGGCAGAAACGTCTCGATCCCGAGTTCGCCCAACGCGTCTTCGACGGCATATTCGCGATGCACGCGGAGTCGCAGAGCCAGCCACGGGTGAGGTAAGGCAACGAGTGCGGGCGGCGGGAGACGCGCCGGATACACTTCGTGCCCATCGGTCACGGCGAGGGAACTCTGCGACATCCGGTGAGTAGTCGCCAGCACGCGCCGAATTAAGCGGAATGCCGTTCGAGCAGCACGCGTTCGAGCACGTCGAGCCGGGCCGCATGACGTTCCTGGTCTTGCTGCACGCGCGCCATGCGATCCTCGGCGAGGCGCGAAGCGGTGGTGAGCTCCGCGATCAGCTTGCCCAGGTTGTCGATCTTTTCCATGACGCGGGTCGCGAGCGCCTCGGTCATGGTGCGGGCCTTGTCATCCGCGGTCGATCGGACGAAGAAGAACAGGACGGCGGCGGTGGTGGTGACGGCCCAGGGGATGAGGGTTGACCAGTTCACGAGACGCGGTCCTCGAATGCGGCATCGGGGAGGTGCGCGCCGCAATACGTCGCCTTGTCCACCGCCGACCAGCGGGGAGGCAGGTCGAACTCGACGTTGGGGCTCCCGACCCGGATGAACTGGCATACAACCGCTTTGCCGCCGCATGCCGCGCAGGTCCAGGTCGAGCGGATCCCGACTATGGAGGGAGCGAGGGCGCGACCGGCTTCGTAGGGCGCTGCCATCACGACGCCGCCCGTTCGAACGTCTTCAGCGGGCGCGGCCCGGTGGGCGCGGTCTTCACGACCGCCGCGAACAGTTCGGACGCGACGTTTTGTTCGAGCGCCGTGAGCGTACAGGTCGCGAACGCCGCGAACGTTCGGGCGCTGATTCGCTTCAGCAAAGCCGGGAAATCGATCGAACGCTGGTTCGCCTTCGGCCCGGCGACGACCACGAAACGCGCGCCCGCGATCTGGTATTCCTTTTCGGGCGGTTGCTCCTCGGCCGAAACGCGGATGCTCTTCCGCAGGAGCTCGACGCGGGCGATCTTGGGCGCCCACGGCGCGAGTTCCTTCTCGAGCGCGCCCAGCTCGTCGGCCATCTGGCCGAGGATCGAGACGGCATTCGCACGCGGCGCTTTTGCGGCGCTGGCTTTCATCGCTACAGTAGTCGCCAGCGCCCGCCGCGCGCGGATATCGCTCAGATTTCGAGGCGGCGCAAGAACGACTGCATCGCTGACGTGTTCAATTGAATCCGCCTGACTTCGTGCGCAAGGATTGCCGCGGCTGGGCATGTCGGCTCCGCGGCCTTGCAATCGGAGTCCTTATCGGGCGGGCACGGGGACATG